CGAGGGGCTGGGCGGTGAGTATTTTGGCGGCATGACGCTCGTCGCCATAGACACCAACCACAACCACGAGGACATCCTGGAGAGCATAGACAGCTACGAGGTGCGCTACCTGCTGACGGAATAGACGCCCTGTATCGAAACAAAGAAGCCCCGACGGTAAATTGTCCGTCGGGTTTTTTTTAAGGAAATTCGATAATTTTCCTTATAAATGTTTGACTGTTGGGAGTTTATTGCTATATTTGCAGCAGTAAAGCACTGAAGGAATGGCACTCTGGCATTTTAGTCCTAACCGCCGCCTTTGGTGCTTTATTCGTTTATATCATTTATGGAATACAGATAATATTTTGTCAGAACATGTCCGTTATTCCTAACTTTCACCTCTTTTGCCACGTTCAGCCTAACCCTCCTTCCATGCAGTCTTGTCTCGTAATAGTAGAAATGCGAGATATTGTCATTACGATGATGTGTAAGTTCTGCATCATCAACGAACCGACTGTTTTCAAGGAGGCTACCTAAATTCTTCAGGTCTTCTTTCTGTAAGATTGATGACCTTCCGAAAGTATCAGAGAACAGGTGCTTGTTTCCATAAGAGGAAAAGCCGACCTTGATAGTTCCGCTCCTGATAGATTTTTCATATTTGGTACTCAGCAATGGCTCCATCTCATGCAGGTAATGCGTGCGTTCAATGGCTCTTTGGGATTTTGTCTTATCCCCATAGCATTGCCTTACAAGCCTGCACGCCGCGCACAGTTCGTTGTCGGGCACGAATGCGAGCGTGGTCCTGCCCTTGGCCAGGTCGCAGTCGTTGCACCGCTTGATGGTGTACTGGTTATAGTCGGGTACAGTCTTCTGCTCCTTTCCAGCGTTGAAGCGGAACAGTCCCTTCTTGTCGCTCTGCAGGGCATCCTCGCCCCGTGCCATTGCCTCGTCGTGTGGCGTTGTGGGGTACTTCGATTTGCGCACCTGCACTACTGTACAGCGGCAGCCCCAGCCGTTAGGGGGATAGTACGACTCCCAAAACGAATCAGACATAGGAAGAGTAGTACCATTGAGTGCAGCGTGCTCAGGGCGCACCTTGTCATCTCCAGCCGTGCGGTACTGGAGGTTGTAGCGGTCGCCGTCCTCGGCAAATCCCTCCCACTTGGCAGCCATCTCGGCCGAAGCCTGCACGAAGTTGTACTCGGCACGGAGGTAGTTCTGGTTGTAAGTTGCATCGATTTTTTGAACGTCATTCAAAAAGCGTTCGAACGGCTTTCTGCCTCCGTTCTCATCGATGAGCGACGGGAATGCCTCGTTCAGCTCGTGGAAAGTCTTGATCCCGGAGAAAATGTAGTTGGAACGTTCGAGCCTCCTGCGCATACCTTCGGACATCTCGACCTTTTTGAAAGAAGTATCCAAGACAGAGGCGTGGGTTTCGATAAACTCCTGCGCCTCGTCGGAGGCAAGGATGTTGATGTCGAGCGTAGCCCCCTGCTGCTTGAAGAGTGCCGACATCATGTCATTGTAAGCCTTGGTCAGTTTGGATTTGACGGCGTTCTCGGTGTCCTTGTCAAGCGTCAGCGTGTGGTGGACAGAAAGAAGAATATCCCTATATCGGCTGTGCAGCCCCACATAGTCAGTGGGGCTCAGTCGAAAAAAGGGTACACGTTTTTTTGCTGTTTTTTATCAGGACCTTTCTTGCCTTCAGTTCCTTTCCCTTTTTTACCTTCGGTGTTCCCCGGCTGCACTTGAGAATTGGAACGAGTTCCATTCTTCTTGTTTGCACGGGAATTGTCGTCCGGGTCTTCCTGCGGTTCCATCGTCGGCATTACGTTGTTGCGTCGTTCTCCCACAGGCATGGAATACTTCTCCGCGAAATAGGCAGGGTCCACGTCGTAGCGGTCAGCAATCATAGTCTCGTAGGCCACCTGTTGCTCGGGTGTGTAGTCGATGGAATCATCCCAATCGAAGCGCAGCCCTTGTACAGGGAATCCGTGCTTGACCATACGCGGCAGAAGTTGGTTGTTGATGACGTCACGCAGCATATCCGCATCCTGCTCCACGAGGTTCTGGAACACTTGCAGGTGAGTTTGCGATTGCGAGAGACTGGATCCGTCTTCGATGGTCATCGTCTGCCCGATGATGAGCTTCGATAGTTCCGAGTTGGCACGGTTCACCCGCTGGTCGTACACATTGAAAGCATCACCTTTGGTACTTTCAATAAGTTCAATCTCTGTGTCGATGGGTGCCACCATAGAGAGTGCCGAACCCATATTGCGCAGCATCGCGTCGAGACGGTTGATGTCCTTCTGATCACGTGATGGTGTCTTGGCGATGCGCATGGGCATGCCGAATATTTCCGAGAAAGTATCCCAGAATGCCAGTACGTGCTTTTTGGGTATGGTGTGCAGCGCAGCTTTGAGATAGAGCCCAAGATCGTCAGGGCGACCTGCCTCTATTAGCCAATCGGCAAAGGGGGTGGCATGGTAGTCGATGCCGCTCTGCCAGTCGTCGCCCTGGTTGATGACCACGCGACCATATTCTGGGATAACGTGCTTGCGCGGTACAAGTCGCACTCTATCATAGCAGGGATGCCCGTCACCATCGGTCACCACATCTCCGAGTTCGATGAGCGAATGCCCCCACATTACAGACTCCAATATCAATCGACAGAGTTCTTTGAACCAACCCTGGTCAAAATAGTGCTGTGCTTCCTCGTCCTCCTTGCCGGAAGAGTCCACGAGCTTAAATGACTTGGCCAAGACAAAGCCTGTGCGCTGCCCCACACAACCCGTGAGGTGTCCGTCAACCGCCACGTCATTGTAGATGTCGTAGAGACGTATGCGCGAGGGAGTTTCAATATTGATTGCCATCTGCCATGCACGCCGCCAATCGGCGATGTCCTTCCGCGTCAGCGCATCGGTGGTGCGCTGTATGGTGATAGCCACATGTTTGAGTCGCTTGCGGTCATCTTCTTTGGCGAGATTGAAATCGCCGTAGGGAGTGTGTAGCACATTATCTTGCGCCGGCTTACCCCAACTGAAAAGTTTTTTTATATCCATAACTACCAAGAATGTCTTAATGGTTCATCAGAATGCCACACGATGGCACCACCCGAAGGCTCACCCTTGCTGTCGGTGAGCAGGGGCAGGTCGGGAATAATTTTGCCGGCTTGCACTCCCTCGAGCCATTTGATGGCACGCTCATAGCGTTCCTTGCGTATCTCCGAGCCGAGCTTCTGCGGTTGGGAGGCCGTCATGTGGTAAAGAGCTATGTCGGCGGTGTACATCACGATGAGTTTGTTGCGCTCCGCTCCTTGAGCGGAAAACACGGCATCTGTGTCGTACACTGGTCGAAGGTATCCTGCTATTTCCTCTTGTGCCTCCGCCTCGGCATTGGCACGGTTCTCGGGGGAAGTTTGTGACACCGCTTTGAGGGCAATGTCGCCGATAACTACCCTGTAATCTTCATCTGTGATAAACATATCCTATAATATTAGGTGGTGATGTAGAGGGCACGCTGCTCTATATCGGCGACCTTGGTACCTTTCTTGAACTTGCGCTGACGGATGAGTCTGCGGATGTTCTGTTTGGGAACAACATGCAACTTGCCATCGATGAGCAGCACATAGAATTTCATACGGAATGTGGCGGCCAACTTGTTGGCTTTGCGCACGGCACGCTTATAATGCCATGCAAAAATGAGTTGTTTGAAGAGTTGTATCATATTACCATGAGTTTTTGGGTGTCGGTCTTGAACCGAACGCGGGTTGAATAATCTCTTGTCTGCCGTAGCGTTGGAGCATCCAAATCGCCCCCTCGTCGGCATCGGGCGCATCATCGTGAACACGACTTCCTCTTTCGAGGGCGAGTGTTTGTTCGATGCCCACTTGCATGTCGGGGCAGTCTTTCAGTGCTTCGTTGTACCAAACGAAGCCACGCTCCCAAAGTGGACTTACCGCCTCGATGCGCTGGATTTTGTCGGGTTTCTTTCGCTTGTCCGGCATGATGGGCAGTTGGTAGCCACGGGCATCTCCCTCGGTGGCAAACTCGTCGAGGATGACATCCTGCATGAAGTTGGCTTCCATGTAGAATTGTATGGCTACCTTGTCTCGCGTTCGCTCGTAGAGCTCGTAGAGCCAGCGCACCATCTCGGAGACGGTGGCCTGACGGACGAAGCAATCGATGAGATGCAATTCCGTACCGAGCTTGCCCCACAGACGACAGGCTTTATAGTCGTTGGAAGTGGTGGATTTGAAAGATGGGTCGGTGTAACACACGAGCGCATCGTACTTGCGTAATGCAGGCAACCGCTTGTAGCGTATCCACTGCGCTCGGAAGATGGTGCCGTCCACGATGGGGTTGTGCATCATCTCCTTCTCCCAAGCACGGAAACCAACAAACTGCCGATATTCCTCGGCTTCCTGCTTCGTCCATTTCTCTTTCCATGTGGGGTTGCCGTTGCCATCCACCGCCTGCACCCTGGAAACGAAGACCCCATGTGTCTTGGCAATATTGGCCAGTACGGAGTTCTTGGAGATGAGGTTTGCTACCATAATAAAGCGTCCACGCCCCACGTCAAGTGCACCGAATAGCGCCTCCTTGACCCAATCGGTGAGGTCGTGTACACGCTTCTCGTTCCGACAGAGTTCATCGTCGTCGAGGTCATCGATGACAATATAGTCGGGACGCGATTCACGGTCACGCAGACCACGAGGCGACTGTCCACGCCCCACAGCTAAGAACTTCACACCCGATGCCGACTTGAACTCGCCCTCCGTCCAAAGACCGAGTGCCTTTTGAGTGCCGTAGTCGGCAATGATGCGCTGGTTGTATTCAAGCTCCGCCTGTATGTCGCCCAACAGTCGGTTGGCGGCATCCTGCGACTTGCCCACCACCACCATGAAATTGATAAGCCGTTTTTCTCGGAGCATGAGCCACAGGGGCATGAAGATGTCAAAGTGGGTGGATTTGGCATGACCACGCGGCCACATGAACACCGCCTTGAGATTGGGTGTATCGCGCACCTTGCGCGCTGCCTGGTTGTGGAATGGGGCGTTGTGTATGGTGCGTATAGTTTCACCTGTGGTCTTGTCCCGAAGGGTGAGAAAATGTGGGAAATAGTACTCACAAAAGGCAGCATAGTTATCCGTAAGCCTTGCCTTGCGCTTGTCACGTTGGGCAGGCGTCTCGGTGGCGAGGACGGAAGTGTCGGTGATAGACTGTACACGCTTACAGTGATCGTTCCACCGCTCTATGGCGAGTTTTTGTTCTGCTGTCGTTGCCATACTATTACTTAATACCCATCTGCTCAGTGAGGTACATATCCTGGAATTTGTTAATGGTGCGTATGAGTTCGGGTGTCACCGTCGGGTCGATGGTGGCACGGTACTCCAGCCATTTGGAGAACGCCATGAAACCTCAATGGCATCCACCACATTGGCTTTCTTGTCGAGCTTCTCGATGACTGCAGATAGTTTGGCGAGCTTGTCGCCCAAACCTGCAGCGAGTTTGGGGTCTTTCGTGTCATTGACCTGCGTGATGAGTGTGTCAATGGTCTGCAAGAGTTTGTTGACCAACTCAGGTCTGGTGACATTCTTTGCCGCACGCGCCTCCTTCCACCCCTCGGTGTTGACCCACTTGGAGATGGTGACACGTGACACGTCCACTTTGTCGGCTATCTCGGCTTGCTCCATCCCGGCCAAGTAGAGGGAACGGGCAAGGGACTTTTTCTTTTCAGTATCTGCCTTTGTCATATTGTTAATTTGTAAAATGGGCAGGTTGAACACCTTCCCGTGTTATTTGTGTACAAAATTGATTGAAAAATAGGGGGTTACCAAAAAAGTATGCAATCATTTCATACAAGTATGCAACCATTGCACACTATTTTGGCAGCACGTTTATAAAGCCCTAATATTGCAGCAAAATTTGTAAT